GGATCATGGGCATCAGACCAGAAAAATTCCATCTGAGATCCTAGGTAATGGATATTGTCCTTTTGAGACCGAGTATGGAAGTGGCCTGTAAGAACCATTTCAAACTTGGAGAAAATGTTGGGATCCATACCATGCTTGTTGGTTACACCCCGCATAAGATCAAATCCTTCGAGTTCTAAATGTCCACAAAGGATATCGGCCTTACATTTCTTGACGAATTCGAGGGATTTCTTGTAATTGCCATTGTTGATCCATGGCAACATAGCAAACTTCGTGTTTCCATACTCAAGAACACTGGGTTCCATGATGATGTTGATTTCATTCATGAAATGGCCGAGAACCTCTTTCAAGGAATTCGGATCATTGGTGTTCTTGTAGAAAACATCGTGGTTCCCAGGAATGATGTCCATAATCATTCCCTTGTCACGCATTGGTTCCAAGAATGCTTTGCGGTTGTGGTGGAGAGCCTTGATCGAGATTGTCTTACGGTTGTCATAATAGTCACCAAGATGCATGATCTGCTGGATATTATGCTCTTCGCAATAAGGGAAAAATACTTCGCGGTAGAATGTTGCCGCGTTCTCGAGAAAGATCTCGTTTGAGTTACGAATACCACAGTGGGTATCGTTCAATAAGACAATTTTCATGGGAGCCGATCATATAGTGCCTGTACTGCGCTATTTATCAACGCGATTGCAGCATCTTTGTCAAAAGTATCAACTTCACCATATTCGTAGAATGTGGCTGGAATCGCTTTTGCTTCTGCAAGCGCATAATACAATTCGTATTTCCATCCAGAATTTCCGAATGGACGTTTGCCTGAAAATCCTTCACCTTCGACCCATACCTCGTTCAAAAGATTAAGAAGGTATTTACCAATTGTATCTGCTTCGGCATCATTTTCGCCCATCGGGATTTTGAGAACATCTTCGCCGGTCATAGACATTTAACTACCTCATATCAAAAATTTTTAGAGCCAGATCGTCAAGATCCTTCACGGCTGTATTAAAAAACTCATTTTCGATTCCATACGCATCTCTAACAAAAGAAATTCTTCCGTAAATTTCTGCAATTGAACACGCAACTTTTACAGGATCTACAGTATCAATAGATTTAGTAAGATCAGTCATCCATGTGTTCCTCATCAATCATATCTTCTCGAATAAAGACCGGAACGATCTTATAGTTGGTGTTGGCATGTCGTGACTGTTTCATTGCCGACTTTGCTTGACCCTCACTCCTATAGAGTTTTGTTGTGTTACTTCCATAATAATTTCCGGTCTTTGCTTTCTCACCATCTTCAGTGAGAACAATCCAGCCAATTGGTTTATCCGTCATCCATGTGTTCCTCAAGGTTGGAATCTGCGAGGCGGACTTGTCGAGCCTTTTCTCGCTTCTTCTCTTCGGCGGCGAATTCCTTCAGTGCCGAATCATGATCTTTGACCACATCAATACGGGAACGGAGAGTGTCGACATATGATGTGACGGCGGAAGTTGCTGCAGCATCTACAGCAGCATTTGTACTTGATGTGACAGCAAACATGTCGATGCCCGCTGATGTCATGTACTTCATCTTGATTTCTTGTTGCTTCTTCTCCTTGTCGATTCGACGAAGGAAAGCGTAGTAACAAATTGTGGTGAAGTACGAGAAGGCGTTTGGTTTACCCGTGCGGGTGGCTGCTTCGATGTTGTAATTGTGAATCGCTTTAAGACAATTCTCTACAGCATCCATGACCATCTCTTCACGATACGTATATCGGATGAAGTTTGGTTTGTGTGAGAGACCTTCAGCGATCCTCATGAAACAGTCAGCGATGTAATCGGGAATGATAGGTAACGCCTGGTCTGCCGCTTGGGCAGCTCTGAGCTGAGTAACATAGTCCATAACTGCCTGAGAAAAATCAGCGTTATTGACATAATGCTCAGCTTTACGCTTAGCTCTAGCCATTATTAACTCTCTATGTTGGGGAATAGTTCAAATATAATCAAACATTTAGGCAATGTAAACGACTTTTTTGTTACAGTGTTTGTAACATTTTGTTACTAGCCCGGTGGTAACTTTTTCTGTAATAATGTCAGGTGGGAAGTTTTAGGATATAGATTACTTTGTAATCCTCCAAAGGGCACAGTAGTATACCAAGACCGGATGTTCTGGTTCATGGGAGTACACTGGAGATCATGGGTGTGTTCAACCGGATCAGTTACGGTACTTTGATCCACCTGGGAACTCAGGCCATTCAATCTCGTTACCCTCACCATCGGAATCTGACATGTCTTCAGGCTCTTCAGACGGTGAAAGTTGGTATTCAACCGAAGAATGATATTGCTTGATCACGTTTTGACCAGGCATAAACTGAGCTACGATATGTTCGGCAAGGATACCGATCACATGTTCTTCGTAATCTTCAAACTGCTGAACGAACCAAGGTTTCAGAGTGTAGTAGACATTGACACCGTCAGAGATACGATCAGCTCTGAGTACTGAACGAAGCTGAACTACACCTTCACTCGTATTTACGAACTTGCCAATGATTTCCTCTCCTGATGAGAGCTTGAACATAGTGACTTTCTCTGTCATGATAACTCAACCTTATGTCGTGTGACTTTGAATCCCTCATCCTGGTAGATCTTAAGTCGATGCTTACCATGCTGAAGGGAGTAGTTTTCTCTCTTACCAGTATTCAAGTGATCGATAAAGTCATACATTGTGGAGTGGATACCACGTTCAGATTTTCTCAACGATCGACCGATGGACTGTAGCACCTTGATGTTCGACTTCGATGGAGTCGGAAGGATCAAGTTGTGCAATTCTTTGATATTTACACCTGTAGAAAAAGTACCCAGGGAGGCAACGATGGTGGATTTCTTCTGAGTCTCTACAATGTGTCTGATCGCTTCTCGATCGGCTTTGTCAACTTCACCCGCGACGAAGAAGACCCGATGGTTAGCTTGATCTCGAATCATATCGTACAGCACTTTACCATGCTTTTCGACAAATTGAAACAGCACAAGGGTGTTACCATCACAATCAAGAGCGAGATTTCGAATGAACTTGTTACGGGCTTCGTTACGAACCAACCAATCAATTTCTTGTTGGTAAGTCACTGACCCAAAGTCTGCCTTGACATCATCAGGATAATGGATGTCAAGGACCTTGATGCCAAGCTGAGCTAGTGTGTCTTTCTCTTGAAGCTTCTTTGTAGTCGTTACTCGAACAACCTTTCCGAAAACTCCCTCAAGTACAAGCTTATTGGTCTCAGTTCCATCAAGAGTACCCGTTGTACCAATCCGATACTCAGCATTCCATGCTTTGTCCATGGATTTTGTGAGGGCTTGTGCCTTGAATCCGTGAGCTTCGTCGCCAAAGACAACACCAAATTGCTCGAACCAAGTTCGTGGAAGTTTGTAGATCGATTGCCATGTGGAGATGAAAATCGGGTTGTGCACATTGGTCTTCTCCTGACCTGAGTAGATTTTGTGCAACTCATCTTTGGCGTTCCATGTCTCATCATGAGAAGAATAGTCTTCAAAGTCTGAGTACATCTGTTCAACCAGAGAGGTCGTCGGAACAATCACGAGTGTCTTGTCTTCACGTTTTGATTGGAACCATCTCATCAAGATGTAGATGATCAGGGACTTACCTGATCCAGTTGGAGAAAGCAAGAGCACCCGCTTGTCTTCAATCGCTTTGCAAACCGCATTGAACTGATAATCGCGAATCTTGATCGGCTTGGACTTTGAATGAAGCTTGAGGGATGTAATGAATTCCATCACCTCTTTTGGATCGACCTTGTCCTTCTGTCCAGCGATACCATATCCAACATCCTCATGATCGATCTCGATGTTGTAGGTCTTGCAATAATTCTGAAACTTCTTGAACAGACCAGCCGGCATTGTTCGATGGTTGTAATCGAAAATACGGATTTTTCCATCCCAAATCCCAGCCCGGTACTTCGGCATCCACTTGTAGCCGGGAACAAAGAAGGAAAATTCTTCACGCAGACCCCAGGCAATACCCTTATCTGAGTGTACCCGAAACTTAGAATGATTCAATAATTCGACTGTTACTTTGTCAGGCACCAGACTCAAACCTCTTCCACTCAATGGCATTACGAATCGCTTGATGACGCCACTTAAGATTGTCTAAAATTTCTTTCAAAGTATCTATCTTCTGCTTCTGAAGCAAAATCTTGGCTTCTGATGCTTGGATATCCGTGTCCGCATCGTAATAGTAATTCATCTCACCCTTCAAAACCTTCAATCCTTTGAAAGGATCATACTCCCACCCTTCGGCATCGATTTCCTCTTGAGACATCTTGCCGTTGTAATAGAGCCATTTCTTCTTGAGAAGTTTCTTTTGCTCCATCTCGTAATACACAAGCTTACCCTTTTCGCCATTGAAAATGCGAAGGTACTTGGCATGAAGGAGAGGGGTGTCTACAGATGCGTTGGCAAAATCACGGCCGATTTTTGCATCAGTTTCCCACATATCGTGGATTTCATCGATGTTCATAACGAAAGTTTCTCTTAATTGATTTCAAAACGAAGGTACTGGAACGAGATGGGTACTAAGATTGGTACCGGTTCGTTCTCAGCAGCAAGAGAGATGTTTCCAAGATTGGTCGGAAAGGCATTCTTGTACACGATCGACTTTTGCTTTCGGTTAGCCGAGTTAAGAAGCATCAAGGTGATATCGTGTTCTGATGCTTCTTGTGTATCTGTTGCCTTCAAAGACGGGGTGAATGGTTCTTCGACGAGACGTACCATCCAATCGAAAGCTTCTTGGTAAGCTTTCATCTCTTCGTCCATGATGATGTTGAACGTTACTTCTGGAAACTCAAGCTTGTCACCTGGCATCGGAACATCTGCTACACGCATGTAACCAGTGTTCGCTGATTGAAGCCCAACCGATGGGTGATCAACTGATTGAGCAAACCATTCAAGGTTTGGAAACTTCTTCCGATCAATCACGATCTTAAAGTTTGTCGGTTGAAAGAGATTTGTGTTTGTTACCATATATGTATTTATATCATGTCCAGTGCACTTTCTTGTTTACATTCAGGTCAGGTTATGATAAAACAAATTCAATACAACTAACTCTATAGGAGGACAAGACTAATGACTGACCGCGCACACTTTGAAAACCTAACCGAAATCAACGTGCCCTTCGGGCTGCTGGACGACGACACCCAAGAGCGGCTGAAGGCATGGGCGCATGGGTGGCAACTGTTTAACGTGCATGGCAACTGGTTAAGCGTTTTTAAGCCTTTTTGGAACAGGCAGGCAGTCTACCGCGCCCTACCCGAGCCGAACCGCAAGCCCAGCGTCAACTGGGATCATGTGGCCAAGAGGTTCAATGTGCTAACGGTAGATGGGGTCGAACAAGCAATGCTTTGGAAGAGCAGCCCAAGCCCATGGCCCGAAAGAATGATCTGGTCGGGTAAAGGACCGGTGTATGACGCAAACGCCTTTGAATCCTTGGATATTGGCAGTGGACCATGGCACCAGCGCATTGCATACAGGCCGGGATATGAACCGGAGGCAGATGGCGATGAGTGACATACACGAAGCCCGCATCGCTGAGTTGGAAGCCGAACGTGACGCTTCGTTTCTTGCGCTAAAAGCTGCGGTTCGAACCATGGACCGTTTAATTACGGAGCGAGACAAAGCAGAGGTGGAGAAAGAGGCAGCATTCCGTCAAGGTTTTTATGCTGGCATAGTTCGAACAGATCTCCGTATGGCTTCTGTGTGGACTGACCTAAAAGGAGCAGAGGGTTTGAAATACTGCGGCGGCGAGCCTGATTATGGAGAACTTGACGAATGATTGATTCAGAAACACGAGCAGTTGGTGCATATCTTTATCTCCATCTCGGAGATCAGATGCCACCAGTTCATCCTGATCCTGACAAGGACGATGAGATAATCGAGTTGTGGTCTTTGACTCCAGATCCGCCCAAGATGGATCTAGTTCGTGTTCGTCGTTTCCTTGATGATCTTGATGATCTTCTTGTTGATCTTCCGTCAATTGAACCTGAAAACTACATGGCTCGCTTCTACGAAGCCGCAAAGAAGACTTTCGATCATGACAAGAGTCAGATTCGAACATGGTTCATGTGGCTGTACCTGATCGTATTTCAGAAGCCAGAAGGTCCACGTTGGGGAGAGTTCGTCGAAATTTACGGTCCTGATAACTTTACCACAAAGGTCAAGGCTCGTCTATTTGATATCACAGCAAAAGAAAAGTATCGATGAAAAACTTTCGAAATTCGCAACAACATCTCAACTAGGAGAATAAATACATCATGACTTACATTGACATTCTAGCTCAAATGGGGCTTTTCATTGTTACTGGTATGGGAGCAGTGATCGTTATCCTTTCACTTATTGCTTACTGGGTTATTCTGGGTGAAGGTACCATCAATCGGAAAAAGTTGGAAGCCGGCTCAGTTCTTGATCCACTTGGTCATCCATCGAAAACGTTCGAGGAAATAGAAGACCTTAAGTATATTCATGACGAGTACGATGGTCAAGTCAATGCTCTCGATGTTTGGAAAGAGCTAGCTCTCTCGAACAAAATCTAACGATTTTGCCCCGGCGATGTAAAAGGAATAGCATACTTCCCTCAAAAGGAAGGTTTTGCGGGTTCGAATCCCGCCCGGGGTACCAAGCTTCCGTGGTGTAATGTTAGCACTCATCGCTCATAACGATCGCGGCGTTGGTTAGAATCCAGCCGGAAGCACCATTATTATGAAAGGAATGAACATGCAATCGTTCACAGTAAATCCCGATTCGTGGCATTACAAATTCAACCAGAAGTTTTTCTGGAGAATTTCTTCAAACGAGGAAGTTTTTCCACGAGAAACCAAGATGCCCGATGGTACTTGGGATTTTGTTTCACGTGACAATCTACCAAAAGATTTCTGTACCTATTGGCGTCACACTATTCTCTACTCAGGGTTTATGGCGCTTCTCTTTGGTATAGCAATTATTGCTGTTTTGGCTCTTATCGGCCTTTTCTTCTATCAAATTTTTCTTACACCAGTAGATTTTCTTATAGGATTGGGCGGTGTTCTAGGTGTCATAGCCATTATGTTTGGATTTATTTTCGGTATCGAAAAGATTCTTGAGATCACAAAGGAATGGCGTCGAATGAAGCTTCACCCGTTTGTGGCTCGTCAGTGGAGAAACTGGCTTCATTACCCATTTCTACCAATCAAGTGGTTCTTTCAAGGGCTTGGTTGGATCATTGAGATGATCGTGATGGGTATAGGCGATGCGTACCTTTATATTAGGGGCCTGATGGCGAAAAAGCCAGATGAAGACACTCCCATGGAAACACTTCCTCCTCGTGAACCTTCCATGTTCTGGCAAAAAGTCATCTCATTGAAAGGAAAGTTCTGTCCAAGAGTCGAGTACACTTCCTGAAAAAAGTTCAAAATTTTTTCACAAAACTGTTTACATCAGGAATCGAGTGATTATATATACTACCAACAACAGGTATTGCGGGGTGGAGAAGTAGCTATCTCGCCTGCCTCATAAGCAGGAGGACCCAGGTGCAAATCCTGGTCCCGCAACCAAAATTTAGCTAGTCTTGAAAGGACTAAAACTGTGAAACCGACGATCACATATATGGCACAAGAACATGCATCATGCATGCCGGCCATTTTTTGGTCGCAGCGCGGTGGAAGTACCCTCGATAATGAGGGATATGAGGGCTAGCACAAGGATATTGAAGAGTAAATTTCAGTACCTAGTGAGGGTCCCCATCTAAAAAGATCGGGACCCTTTATTTTTACAGGTGGAATGGCGGTCACGCGCTGCAGAAGTAACCACCCTAAACAACTACTTAGGGAAAAATTTTCAAATTTGTGAAAAAAGTAGTTTACAACAGTGTAAGAGTATGTTACTCTAACTACAAGATGCAGGAACGGTCCATAGAGACCATATCAGCTCGCCATAATGATCGAAAGATCGGGAGTGTTCCTAATTGACCGTTTATGGGCCCGAAAGGATTTCCCATAGATGCGATAAAAACCACCGTCTGAAATGGCCGTGGGATCATTTTCATCTTAAACCTATGATGACATAAATGAAGTGTTAATCTTGGTAGTGGTAAGAGGGTTCGATTCCCTCCTTGGTCTTGGAGGCTTCGCTGGGGTTCGAGTCCCCATTAATACACGGTGTAGCAAATAGGGAGGCATCCCGCCATTTCGGTTCGACTCCGAATATTGACACTTCTTTTATGTCATCTTAACGTTACTGATGAGCCTGTGAGATTCAGGCGAAACACATTTGTGTCTAACGAGGCCTAGTCGATTTCACTAAGACTCTAGGCCGTAGAAGTGGAAGTGTGACCGGCCTAGCTAGCGTGAGTCATCACCAGCACGGAAACTTCTAAGCAGATGGTTGGTTACCTGATGCAGCATCTCCGCTGGATGTAAAAGTGGACTATAGAAAAAGTAAAGAGAATGGCAGGCAGCGGAGCTGTCATTCACCCAAATTTATGTTTTCGCCAATAGTCGGGAACCGGATGCATACGGTTAAAAAAGACTAGTTGGTGTATAGCGAAGTGTGGGACTCCACAATCCAGAGACTCGAGGTTCAACGCCTCGACTGGGCATAACTGCCCAGTGGTCTAAGGAGGTAAAGACGCTGGATTTGGACAATCTCATTACTTGAATAGCACAAGGCTCTTGTGTGGCCTTGGAAAGTCGCTTGACTATTGGCGAAAGCATAAATGGACCTGGAGGCTAGTGGCTGTGTGGACGGCTAAGAGGCTTTTAATCTCCTGCCAAGGGGTTCGACTCCCCCCGGGTTCTCCAAGTTACACACGCTAAGGCTAGGGACTGATCACCCTGTGGCCGATTAGTGGTCTAAGCTGCCCTCACCGGGCTGGTATGCGGTTCGACTCGCGCGAGCGTGTGTATTCTATATTGTCCAAGTGGTGAAATGGCAGACACGCTAGCTTGAGGGGCTAGTGCTCGAAAGGGCGTGGAGGTTCGAATCCTCTCTTGGACACCAAAATATGGGGCGTAGCTGTGGGCAGCGGGCGATCCTTGCAAGATTGCTGTCTTTGGGTTCGATTCCCAACGACTCCACCAATATATGGCCCTGAATTCCCATGGTGGGAAAACACACTGTCTATGTGTCCGTAGCGAGTTCGATTCTCGTCAGGGTCGCCAACATCTCGGTGTAGCTTAATGGCAAAGTGCGGGGCTTGGACCCTTGAGACGAAGGTTCGATTCCTTCCACCGTGACCAAAACTATGTGAAATGTTTTCCGGCAAGTTAACATAGTAGCAGAAAAACGTCCTGCATCGTGTGTGAGTGCAGTAGAAGATAAAAGATTTGCCGATCTTAAATCTTTGAATTGACGGCGGTAAAATTCCGAATCGATACCTAATTCATTCCCTAGGGGCCCTATTGGCAGGGGCAACGCACTGTTAATGCGTGAGTTTGAGGTTCGAATCCTCAGTAGGGAGCCAAAATCGGGGAGTATCAGCTGCTGGTGCAGTAAGCGCTCTGTAAAAGCGTTCTTTAGTCGGGCGTGGTTCGATTCCACTGCTCCCCACCAATATATCCCAGAGTAAAGCGGAATGGACCTAGGTTTCCGCTATAGAAGAGTCACCCGAGACTCGCAGAGAATGTAGGTGCAACTCCTACCTCTGGGGCCAAAATTGATTTGAGTTC